TCAAGCGTCCGTTCCGGCGTGTCCTGTATGCCGAAGAAGGCCCTGATGTCAGCGATATCCACCAGGGAGGTCGGCAGATCTACGGGGGGAACGAGTTCCCCGTAGCGGATCTGAGTCTGATATTCAGTCAGCATCGGGAGCCTCCACGGGGGCGGCGATGGTCGTCCCGTCGGTGAGAGTCACCAGGAACCCCCCGTCCATGAACTCCACCTTCTGTATGCCCGCACCTGGAGGGCCGACAGGACCAGCCGGCCCATGAGGGCCGGGCTCCCCTCGTGGACCTGACTTCCCACGCTGCGAGACCAGACGCCAGTCTTCGCCGGGCGGCGAGGTGTCGGTCGAGCGCAAGGCCCTCCAGGTGCAGCCGTTGAACGCGACTTCATCGTTGAGATGATACTCGCGTCCTTCCTCGTATGCCCCCAAATGCTTGACCGGGGACACGCATATCTTGACGGAGTGCTTGCGCCCGTCCGCCATGCCGAACGAGAGGGTGGCCACGTCTCCGTCCGGCTCGTAGGCCATCTGCACGCCATCCGGGTTCACACCGTTGACGATCAGCTTCCAGGAGTCGTCGTCCTCGGGCGTCAGGGTAGTGTCGCGGCCAGCCTGCCACAACCCCCCTCGCCACGTCGCCAGATCCTGTTCCAGGTAGCGGTGGCCAGCCCGAAGCGTCTTGACTCCAGCAACGGAGCCCAGGCGACCCTCTTGGCCCTGCGGCCCGGGCGCACCCACGGGGCCGGCTTCGCCAGGGGGTCCCTGATCGCCAGGGGGGCCTGCAAGACCCTGGGGACCCTCCGGTCCAGGCTCGCCCACGCCGGGGGGACCCTGCTCCCCAGGAATGCCCATCTCCCCGGGTGGACCGGCAGGACCCACAAGTCCAGGAGGCCCCATCGGCCCCGCCGGTCCTGGCTCGCCCTGCTGTCCGGCCGGACCAGGAGGACCGGGCGGCCCCTGATCGCCATTCCGCAGGTCGGCCATCTTCAGGGTCACCTCGTCGCGCAGGGTGACCAGCAGCGCCTTGGACTCGTTCAGCTCAGCGATCGCAGCCTGTAGATCGGCCAGGGCCTTCGTGGCCTCCATGGCCGCAGCCTTCGCCTCCGCCGCATACCCCTGGATCTCGGCGACGATATCCTCGAAGGGATTGGACGCCAGGGTCTCCCTGACGGAGGCCACGTCCGACTCCACCGCCACCACGCGGACGTCCAGGGCCGCGAGAGTGCTGCGGATCTCGGTAATGGCCGCGGTCACGGGCTCTATCCGTAGGACCATCTCCCCGCGCAGCTTGTCCGACTCGATGGACAGCCGCGTCTGGTTGATACCCGCCTCGTCCAGTTCCGCAACGTGTGTCGTCAGATCCGTCAGCGCCGCCTGGAGAAGATCCAGGGTGGCCTTGAGATCCACCCGGTAGGACTCGGCACTGAGGACCGAACCGGTCAGCGCCGCGACCTTCTCGTCCAGGCCCGCCAGCTTCTGGCGGTCGGCTTCGCCCTGAACCGCGAGGGTGTGGACCCCGGTTGCCGAGTCGCGGCGCAGCGCGTCCAGCCGTGGCTCAAGGATCGCCTTGATGGCCAGGACGAGGGTGTCTAGCTCAAGCTTCACAGCGACAACTCCTCGTATCGGGCAGTGATCTGCTCGGCTGTGAGGAAGACCTCCGCCGAGTTCTCCTCTTCTTCGTCATCATCTTCTTCGTCCTTGGGCTTTTCTCCCGGGATGGGCTTGGTGCCCCCGGGATCCAAGGGATTCACCTTAGCGGCCGGAGCGGACGGAGCCGCCGTGCCGGGATTCACCGAGGCAAACGACAGCGGGACCACCTGCGACTGGACACGGGGCTCATCGCCGAACGGAACCCTCGGCAGACCTTCCCGCGCGCGAGCCTCATTGGGGGCGAACAATCCCCCCTGGACGCCGCGCACGAGACCCTCGATCCTGGCAGCGAAGTCCGCGCGCTGCATGTAGTCCGTATCGAACTCAATCCACTCGCCTTCCGGCAGTTGGAATATCACGTCCAGCGCGAGCTCGATGTGCTCCAGCATGAACCCTAGCCCGGTGGCGAGCCAGAACTTCATCAGCACTTCGGTATTGTTATAGGTGGACGTGTTATCGCCGATGATGGCCAGCGGCACGCGGTAGACTCGAGCGATATCTGCAATGGACAGCTTGTAGGAGTCAATGACCGCGGCATCAACGGCCGTCATGGACATGGCTTCCCACTCGACCCCGCCCTGCAGAACGGCGACCCGACCGCTGCTCACTCCCTGGTAAGCGGCTCCCCACTCCCCCCGCAGGGCTTCCACGATGTCCGGCTTGAGCGCTCCGGGGACCTTCAGGTAGCCGCTCGGCCGCGACATATTCTTGTGGAAAGCCGAGGTGGCCGCAGCGATCGCGTTTCCTGCATCCACGGCCAGGGCCGCTGCGAGCAGGGGGGTTTCGCCGACGAGCGGATGCATCGGCGTGTGCATCCGGACATGGAGCACATCCTCCGCCCGATACAGGTCCTGGATCACGGGCTCGAAGTCCTGGCCGACGGGCACGTCTGCGAACTGGTAGAAGATGCTGCCATCAGTCTCGCTCACGAATGGATAGAGCGACGACGGGTTGACGATATGCAGCGCCGTGATCTCGGTCCGGCCGTTGCGCTGGGCGAGGGCGTAGCCGTTACCGCGAAGGAGCTCACTGCGGACGAGGTTCAAAAAGAAGTCCGCCTTGGTCTGGTAGTTGTTCGGGCGACGCAGCACCCGATTGACCGCAGACAGCTTCACCCTCTCGGAGCCACCCTTGTCGTTCTCCTTCCAGTGCGCGATAGGCAGCATGGCGATCGTCTGCGAAATCGCGCCGACGCAGGCCTCCACGGCCGCGTTCCCCTCGTTGCGAGGGAACTGATATCCCTGCTGCCACCACGTGATCGGCCACGACGACGGGGGCTTCCAGTCGCTGCGGCTCGGCGCCAGACGGCTCAGCCAGTTGGTGAAGAGACCCACAGCGACTCTCCTGGTCAGCCCTTAGCGATTCCGCTGAACGGTTCGCGGTGCGGGGGTCGCGGCCGGGGCAGGCTTCGCCTCGACAGTAGCGGTCGCGGCCGGCGGCTCCTCGTCGTCGCTCTCGTTCACCGGGGCAATCACGTTGATGTTCCGGTTGGCGGACTTGCCCGGACCGTTGCTCACCGTGACCCGCAGGTTGCCGAGGGGCGCCGCTCCGACATTGACGGTCATGGTTCCCAGGACGGCCGTGCTGAAGCTGTAGGACGTGATGACCGCGGGGGCCGCGATGGTCAGGGTGCTCACCCCCGGGACAAACCCGGTGCCGGGAACAGAGACCACCACGCCGATGGCGTCCTGGGTCAGCGTGTTCGGGTTGAACGCGGCCAGCGTCGGAGTCGGCAGCGGCGGCGCCAGAACAGCCCCGCCCTCGGCCAGGACCTCGTGGTTCGCGACTGCATCCGTCACGCTGGAGTCGCTCATCTTGTTGACGAGGGTCATGCCCTTGAACTTCCCGGTCAAGTGGTGGACCCGGACCTCGTCGGTGCCGAGGGCTCCACCGATATCGGCAGAGGTAGCGATGGTCACGGCCATTGATCTGGCTCCCTCAGGTGATGTTGACGTTGCGGTTACCGTTGAGCCCCGGCCCATTGGTGACCACCAGATTGACCGTTCCGGGGGTGGACGCCGTGAAGTCGATGTTCGCATTGATGCGCTCATCCGAGACCACAACGAAGTCCACTATCCGCCCCCCTGCGGCTGATGTGACATTGGTGACGCCCGGGACATATCGGGACCCGAACAGCGCCATGGCCATGACGCCTGACCCGGCCGGGACAGAGGGCGGGACGATTGCCCAGAGGGTCGGCGCGGGAGTTACCGGCGTGACGCCGCCCTCGACGAGGATGCGGCGCTGGCCGAGCGACGGCAGCAGGGTAGGATCGTTGATCTTGTTGACCAGGGTCATGCCGCGGAACTGGCCCGTCAGGTGATGAACCCTGGTCTCATCGGTGCTCAGGGCTCCGTCGATCTGCGCAGGGGTGGCGATACCCGCGAACGGATCGATCTGGACCGGTGCGTCGTCGTTGTCGGTGTCTGTATCGCTCATCTCACCACCTGCATCAGAGGGGCTGGAGGACATTGATAAGCAACGTCGCGGTCTTACCCGGCCCATTGCTGACAGTAACCCGGAAGTTGATCATCGGCGGAACATCGGTAAAGTCGATCATCGCAAAGAGATGATTGACGCTGCCGAACGTAGAAGGAACGACCTCGTCCTGAGCATAGACCACAGACTCGGGATAGAGGTTGCTGCCGATGATGGTGACCTGGATCAGTCCCTGGGTAGCGCGAACGTTGAAGGGATCCGTTTCCACAAGGATCGGGACAAGTCTCTCGGGCGGGGGCGGATCAGCGGGAGGCTCACCCCCCGCCGCAAACACGGCCTTCTGTTGATACAGGACATCGCGGCTGGCCGCAGCGGGAACGACGGTGGTGTCGGACAGCTTGTTGACCAGAACCATCCCCTGCAAGGAACCAGACAGGTGCAGGACGAGCGCCTCGTCTTCGCCGAGAGCCCCACCGACTTCCGCGGGGGTTAGGACCGTGACGGGAGCGCTCATAGATCGACCTCCACCGCTGAGATGGAGGGGGGCCGAAACCCCCCTCCGTCAGATCACCACGCCATGCCGGTGCGGAACTGGACGGCGCCGGCGCGACGGACGGCCCAGGAGATATCCCAGACCAGCCGCAGGCCGAGGCTGTCCGTCTGGAACAGCGATCGCATGGGCGTGGCCACGACGCCGGACCCCTGCGCGCCGGTGGCGAGCGGGAGCGGGGCCGTGTCCTCCATGTGCAGGGTCGCCTGGTTGCTCATGTCGACCGCCGGGCTGTCGCCGTAGCCCTTGGCGAGCTCCGCCTGATCGATCAGGAACACCACGCCCGCCGGCACCGACACCGAGGAGATGATCGGGTAGCCGAGCAGGCGACCCTGGCTCACCTCGGCGGCGAACGGACGCGCGCTCTCGTCCGTCGAGAACAGCGTCAGCAGGCCGATGCGCCGGATGTCGTTCATCACCCAGACCGGGCGCCGCCCGGCATACTGCGTGATCATGTCGCCGACCATGTCCCGCAGATCCGCCATGACCTGCGTGGCCGTGTTGCCCGTCGAGGCACCCCCCTGGCCGAGGGTCTGCAGCCCGCCGGGACGGACCGCGCTGGCCGCACCGGCATCGAGGAAGGCCTGATCGATCGCGAGCGCCGTGTCCTCGATCATCATCTGCCGGAACAGCGGTTCGGCCGCCGGCGCCGAGCGCTGGGCCAGCTCCCGGGTCATGGTGGTGATCACGCCGAGCTTGAAGGGCGCCACCAGGATCGAGGTCAGCTGCGCCTGCTTGACGGGGATGGGGGCACCCTCACCGATGAAGCTGCCGCCGAGCGTCCGTGTCGACCGGCCGGGCAGGCGGACGGCGCCGTTGCGATCGAAGACCACGACGGTGCCCGACATGGCCGCCCAGACCGATTCGGGCGACAGCAGATCCAGGAACTCGCCGAGCTGGGTGTCGATCAGCTCCGCGGCCCAGCCCTGGACGTTCGTCAGCGCGGGATTGGAGACCGCGTTGATGACGATGTCCAGCTCCTTGTCGCCGCCGAAGTCGGCCAGGATGATCTCGCCCACCGAGCGATTGGTGACGTGCGCCTTGGCGATGGCATAGGCCGAACGGAAGATGAGCTCCGCCTTGCCGCGCTCCTTGCGGGCCGTCGCCGGAACGGAGGTCCTGCCCCCCGGCTTCGTCGCCTTGGCGTTCAGCGCCAGGGCCTGCTCCGCCTTCTTCAGCGAGGCGATCTGCCCGCCGAGGGTCTCGGCCTTCGCCGAAAGCTCCGAGAGGGTGACCGTCTCGTCGTCGGTGAGCTCCTCCTGCTCGGACAGGGTCGTGATCTGATCGGTGAGGCCGGTGAGCTCGGCCTCCTTCGCCCGGATGCGTTCCGCGAGCGACATGGTGCGGTGTCCTTTCTGCTTGGGGATGATCTTGTCGTCGGCGGTCGTGCCGGGGCGCTCCTCTCCGAGGATCAGGCGGTCTCGCACGCCCACGGAGAGTTGCATCGCCTTGAGGGCATCCGCATCTGCGGGAATGCTCACCAAGGAGATCTCGCGAAGCTCCTGCTTCTTGAAGACGATCGTGCCGTCCTTCTGGATGTCGTAGTCAATGGCCTTGAACCCGACGGAGGCGGCCTTGACGATCCCCTGCTCCACAAGGGACCACAGGGTGTCGATGAACTCGCTGGTCCCCTTGGCCGCAAGCTTGAGGGTGGCGGACATCTTGCCCCCCTCGATCTTGAGGTTGGCCCAGGTGCCGATGGGGCGGTCGTGATCGTGCATCCACAGCGCGATGGGGTTGCTGCGGAACCCGGACAGAATCCATCCGTCCTGCTGGATCACCAGATCCCGACGATTCTTCTTATCCGTCGAAACGGTGAAGGTGAAGGGGTCGGTCGCCGATGCCTCGGCGCGGAGTTCTTGAAGGGTCATGATGCTCTCGCTGCCGTTATCCTCATGGCGTAGCCATGATACATCATCCAGCTAGCGGTGACAATACTCTAAAGCACCGAGATCGGATTCTTTTTGCTCATGTCGTCGCCCATAATCTCCCTAATCCGCAGCGCCATAGACATGGCCACGAACCCG